ATGGCCGACCAAATAAAGCGGCCTTTGCGATCCGCGAGGCGGGCTTGCATCTCCCCCACCCAAGCCTCGTTTGACAAGTCCTCGTCACACCAGACCAAATCGGCCGCGAAACCTTGCGGGGGTTCACCCTCTGATGAGAAGCAGTAGATGGTCCATCCAGTGATCAACTCTGCCTTCTGGAGATAGCCGGCGTTCTTCTGCACCCAGGCGATTTCTTTGATCATTCTTGGCGGGATAAGAGGCGGTGCGGGTTTGGCCTCTCCCCGTCTTGCATCGTCCTTGCCGGGAATGAATGCCCGCCACTTGTTCGTCTCCTCGTCCCGGATCATCCGGAACGCACCGGGGCGAAACAGGATCCTGTGGATTACCATTCCGATGTGGGTCCACCCCTTCCCCACGATCACAAGGTTGCCACCCTCTTTGGGGTACTTGTTGTGGGGGTCTTGGCCTGTCGCAGCCCTGGCGATTTCAGCCGCCACACACAGCGTCTTGCCAGCACGGTTTCCGCCGATCACGATCCGCTCGCTCGCCATGCACTGGTGGATCTCGTCCTGCTTGGGCATGGGCGTGTACAGCCGCAACGCCTCAATGCGACGTTCCGCGATCTCCTGCTGCAACTCCTTCATGGAGTCCAGCGCGTGCTTCGTCATGCCCGCAATCGGGGCACTAGCGGTCGGAGGTGGGGGGATCTTTGGGTGCTTGCGCATTGAGTTCAGAGAGGACGATGTCTATGGCTTCCACTATCGACTTGTCGGACGGTCTGGTCCCGGTGAGGAACTCTGAGCAATACCGTCTCAGGTTCTTCAGGACGACGACCGCATCACCCAGCCGCTGGAGTTCTGTTTGCGTTTTCATGTTCACCGCACATCGTTTCCGGAGTTGTCATTGGGAAGCGGCTGTCCCCGTTCTCCATCGGTGTCGGTGGATACCGGAGGCACAACCCAATTCGTGGCTCCTTGTTGACTTCGATCCACCACTTGCAAGTTTCGCACTGCTTCATTGAGGTCTTTCTGTGGTAAGGCGTTGATGACCGTCGCCGCTTCCAGAACACGTTTCTGTAGCTCCGTTTCCAATTCGTCTTCGGACCAGAGGGTGAGCGGCTTCTTCGCACCACCATCGGCGGAATTCTGTGCAGTCAGCCGGACCATCGTCTCCAGCATCTTGGTCCTGAATGCCCCGCCGGCAGGGGCGTCGTAGAACTGCTTCATCCAAGCGTTGCCGAATCCGGCCACGCCACCGAAGTAGGTGTAGAGAATCTCCACCAACTCAGAGGAATGGGGGATGTTCGATCCACCCAGGCGGGCGGCGGCGATGAAGAGATCGACCGCACCCTTCTCAATCTCTTCCAGCTTCTTGTCGGTCTTACGCTTGCGCTTCTTCTTCGCAATCGTATTGCGGCAGTGACGGCACTTGGAGTGATAGCCGTCCTTCGACTTGTGGAAGTGTTTGGGGTCTAGCGGGTAGGTCTTGCCGCACTCGGCGCAGGTCCGTTCGCTAGACACTCACTTTGAACTTGGGCTTTAGGTCTACGATCTTCACGGTCGAATCGAAGTTGGCTTCCCAAGACTGCTTCAACTTCTCGGAGATGTGCTTGGCTTCGATGAACTGCGGCTTGCCAACGCACTTCGGCTTCCAGTGGCCCGCCCAAGCATCCCAGTTACAGAAGAGCGGATTGTAGCCCAGCTTCTGCGTACCAACCAAAGAAAGATCGCGTGTCTGTGTAACATCTTCCGTGGACGCTTTCTCGGCTTGGTACTTGTCGGGGTATTCGTAATAGAACCAGGGCTTGTCCTCGTCGGTCTTGGGTTCCGTGAGTTCAAAGGCCCGCATGTCGTACATGATCAGACCCGTGGGAAGGGCAGCGCATTCTTGGATGCCTGACATCTTCACGGCCTGGGAGCGTTCGTACATCTTCAACTGGAAGTCCGGATTCGGATTGCCGGTCTGCATGTTCCGCCATTCAAAGACGTACACGCACTCCATCGGAGGCGGGCCGCAGTACGGGGCACCGATGACACACGGGCCCTTTTCGTAGTGGTCGTACAGGAACGAAAAGGACGAGGTGAAGAACGGCTTGCCGCCCGGTTCGCAGTCGGGCTTCATGTCTGAATCGATCATCACCAGCACATCCACCCCGTACTCACGGGCCTGGAGAACGGCCCGGTTGCGGGTCATGGTGATCGGCGTGTCGGCAAGGTTCCAGATGCGGATGTTCTCAATCCGTGGATCCCGGGACGCCTCGGCAACGAGGGGTGTCATCCACTCCCTGATGTCCGGGACTTCAGAGGAAATCCCGCCGTTGCCGCCGTAGGAGAAAGTGACCAGACCGACGTTCAGCTTGCGTTGTTGCATGGTATCACCTCGGGGGAGAGTGATGGTATCAAATTAGTGTACAGATGTCAACGCTTACGTGTAGATCCCGCCGCGAGGACCACGGCCGGCTGAGTACCTGGGCGGCTGCGAGAAGTACCCTTCGCTGTTTGCCCGCAAAGAGTCCTGGCTGGCATCGGGAGCGAAGCTCATCGGCGCGGCAAATAGATCGTCCATGTCCCTCGCAGGCCCACCCATCTCCGGCAGATCGTAAGCGGGCGGGGCCGCGTACTGGCCAAGCGTCTGCGTCAGGTCTTGGTTGTAGTACTGCGTGAACGGGTTATAGAACCCATCCTCCACCATCTTGTTGGCACGGCCCAGCATGCCTTGGAAGTCATAGTTTGGCGCACCCAGGTCTTTGCCGAATACGTTTGCCATCTGGTACGGGAGCGTGGCCTGATTCATCTGCATCACGAACGCATCTCGCTGGCGCTGGGCCTGGGCCAAGCCTTGGGCGGGATCTCCTCCGTAGAACTTGCCCCTGGGCGCATACACTCCAGGCCGCATGTTGGCGTACGGGCTTTCCTTGCTGGCCGGCTGGTACGGACTCCCCTGTGACTGCGTTTGCATCGGCTGCGCTTTGCCGGGAGAGTAGGCCGAGAAGTCGGACGATGCAGTGGACTGAGTCTGTTGCTGGCCGGATGGATTTTGCGTGACTGGGGGCTGCTGGCTGTTCTTCATCCCCGGCGGGTTGGTCTTCCCGTTTTTTGCGTCAGGCATCATCAGACTCATTCGTCACCCTTCTTCGTTGGGATGCTGTCCATGCCCATGCCAGTGCCCTGGAGCATGCGCAGTTTGATGATGTCCACGGACTCCGGCTTGCGGGTCTCGGCAATGAGTTGCCGGAGGTAGTCCAGGTTCTGTATTGCTGGTTCCATAAAGAAAACGCCGCTGGCCAGTTGCCCAGCCAGCGGCGCCCCCGATTGCCCTGTGACGGGCAGTTCTTAGTAGCGGGTCTTCACGATGGCCAGGACGTTCGCCCCAGTGGTCGCACCCGTGCTGCACGCACGGCCGAGAACACCGAGACCGTTGTCGCCGGCACCAGTCGTCGCAGCACCCACGCCGCTCTTCGTCACGCGACCAGCCGTGGTGCCCGTCGAAGCCGCAGCGGTGATCGCCGCGAGACGGTCGCCCACGACCAGATCCGAACCGCTGAGAGCAACAGCCACCTCAGTCGGACCTTCCACCGTGACCCAGAACACATCGTTCACCGCAACGCCGCCCGCCGCGAGGTACTCGTCCACCACGCCAACGCGCTCTTCGTTGGTCGCCGTGCTGTAGCCCTTCGTCTGCGTGAACGACGCCAGACCGGCCGTGCCCGTGTCGAACGACACCACCCGCTTGGGAGCCAGGGCGATGGACGACAGGTTCCGCACGGCAACACAGGTCTTCACCCGGTTGCTGCGGATCTGGCCCGTGACGGGATTCACATCCGGGAACTGCTTCACAGCCCCAACCCAATTAGCACCGTCCGTGGCGTTGGTGACCCCAAGGGTCTGACCAAGCGAGAACGGCGGATCAACAAGAAGACTCATTTCAGATCACCTCTTTCTTTAGGCAAGGGCTGCGAGTTTGAAGAAGTTGCGCGGGCTCTTAAACTTAAGGTTGCCCAACGTTGACACAACGTAGCGATACTGCTGGGTGATTTCGTCGTAGAACGGGCCCTCAGAGCTGAGAAGCTGTCCTTCCATGCAGAGCAACTCCATGTTGCCGATAGCGAGACCGTAGCCAGTGTCGGCCGGAATCGAATTTTCCGCCGACACCTCAACTCCGTCGAACTCAAACACATCCGTGAAGCCGTAGCTCCGCAGACCGTTCTGACGGCTGACGATGACCCGTTCCTTGTCGTCCAGCTTGTTCAGGAAGTCGATGTACCAACGACGGTTCAGGAGAACCATGTCGATCTGGTCTTCCTTCGTATCGTTGCGACGAGCCTGATGAAGCGCCTCGCGGAGAGCCTTGGCACAGTTGGCTGCCCAGGTCGTGCCGCCGAAGTAGCTGCTGGTCACGTTGGCGATGACCGGCGAGTAGAAGTCGAACTCCGGATCGGCTTCACCGTTGGGCCAAACGCCCGTCTTCTGCGAGCCGCCGTACGCGCCCAGGACAGTCGAAAGACCGGCGTAGGTGTCGGACGGATACGCAAACGGATCCAGTGCATTGGCCGTACGCTGGGCGCCGGTCGACACGTTGATCGTGCCGTTGGGGCCCAGGAACGACTCCAGGCCGTGGAAGCGAAGCTCGTTGCCGG